TCTGTTGCGCAACGCCGTTTTCTTACGCAAGACAAGTTCGCGCTTGTCGTCCGCGTTCTTGTAACACCAGCTTAAAAACTTCCTTAACACCATGATTTATTTCTCCTCTCCGATTGTCCGCTTCATTGCTCTTCTGTATAATCCGAGCACATACCTTAAAAATTCCGATACGCTCATGCTTTTTTCAGCGGCCATGTCCCTTACTGCTTCACGTTCTTTACGCGATACGTCAAACCCTATTGTGTACGGCCTTAATCCGCCCTTACTCATGATTTATTTCTCCTCCTTAATTCCGCCGAGTGCTTTCCCGTTGGCGAGTATCAAGTCGCGCCCCGCTAAAAGCTGTTTTATTAAGGCTTTGACTTTCTTCTTATCTGTCCATAGGCTATAATCGCCGTAAAGCGTGAACCCTCCGCCCTGCGGTGTACAGGTGAGGTTTGATATTGCCGGTACTCTGTTTGCTCTCATATCTATAATTTCCTCCTTAATTTCAGTTGCGATTTTGATTTGAAGCACCCAGCCTCCTTGCTCGGGTGCTCCGTTCAATAGTTCCTCTTCGCTCACATTCAGCGCGGCGGCTAAGTTCTTGATGTCGTCTGCACGGGGTTGGCGTTCCCCTTTTTCCCACCGCTGAACTGTTTTTAGCGAATTGGTTTAGAGTTAAATTCTGATTTAGCCTAAGCCGTCTAAGCCGCTGCCCGAAAGTTTCATTGTCCGGCATGTAACCGCCTCCTTAAATCTGAAAACTCCCGTCAAGAAATTTATTCAGAAAGTAAATTTGTCCTTTGCCCGTGATTTTGGGCGTGTGATTAACCCGTGTAGAGCCGTCCGGATTGTTGACCACGCTTTTCTTAATTTCAAAATAGCCCTTGTCAACATATTCCTGCTTCGGGAAATTCCACCGCTCGCCCCTGCAGGAAATGAGATAGCCGTGTTCCCGAAACCAGCTGAAAAGCCGATTTTGTCCGACGTTAATTCCGTTTTGACAAAGGAGCTTTGCAAAGTTCCCGATTAAAATACTGTCCTTGCTTGCGTCTACAGCCTCCGCGAAAATCACTTTGGATTTATCCTGCTCAATCTTGGCGGCGAGTGCTGTTTTCTGCATTTCGAGTTCCGCCGCTCTTGCACGTTCCGCCTTGACTTCTTCCGCCAGCCTGATGATTAAGTCGGGATTAGCGATAAACTCTTCCGCTTTTGCCGGTGTCATGTATACGCCGTGTTTACTGATTGACGTTAAAACATCTTTACGTACCCAGCGGGCAAAGTTTTTAGCTTCCGGCTTATTGCTCCTCAAAACGAGAGCGTAGAGCCCGGACTCGGAAATCGTTGCCATATCTCTACTTTGACCTGCTCCGCTAATTTTGCGGATTAGCTTTTCATCGTCATCAAGCGTTCTGAGTGCGCTTGTTACGTCTGCAAGCCCTAAAACGTCGCAAACGTCTTTTGCTACGAACCATAATTTACCGTCTACTTCCATTACACGGACTTGATTGTCGTTGTAGTTAAAAACCTGTAATTTGTTATCCATTGAAAATACCTCCTACTAAACTTGTAGCCCCGTCAAAAATGTCATTCGCTTCCGGCCTATGAGACCAGCGGCAAGTTTCAAGCACGCCTTTGAAACTATAAAAAGTCGTGGTTTCATTTTTGTCGGGAATTTGACAAACCTTTGAAAACTTGTCGAGACGTTCTTTATGTTCCTCATGGATTTTCTCGATTGCCGCTGTAGGATTTTCATATCCTAATATTTCTCCCAGCGATTGGCGGGTTACCCATACGTCTTCGTCATCTTCGTAGATGTTAAGCTGGACACCGTTTAACTTGCGCGTTTGTAATAACTTCATGTTAAAATAATCCTTTCTTACAAAGATAGATTTTCTGCTACAGCTTGTTACCCCTTGCCCGTCTGGTAAAACTTAATTTTTGATTGACGGACGAATAACGGCCATCGTCAGCGAGTGCTTGACACTCGGCCCTTGCGGGTGTTCTCGGAAATTAATCAACAAGAACGGAGCAGCGCGTTATAAAGCCCCGTTTCGGCCTTTGCCTAATTTTTTTCTAAAAGTTCTTTTAAGACTGAGATTTCTTCGCTTATGTGTTTCGCTATGCTTTTGAAATCCGTCTCGAATTTAATCTCATCAGGAACTAAATCCGGCCTGTCAGTAACCCATAAGTTATTACTCGTATTAAATTCGTATTCTGCTTGAACCAGTACTCTTAGCAGAGTACGGATTTTTTCTATATCAACGCTGATTTCCGTTGCCATTAGCTTCCTCCGTTATTCTGTCAGTTCCTCGTTTAGGACTTAGAACTTTAGAAATGATAGAAATGATGTCGTTGATATATTCGGCGACGTTGTTCTCTTCAACTCCATATTCACCTACGTCAGCTGTCCATTTAAGTAGAGGTTTCCCTAATGCGCTATCATAGGAAAACTTAATTTCAAAATTCATTAGTTCCCTCCGTTATTCTGTTGCTTATGAAAAATCAGTTTTCTTTATCTTTTTGAGAGTGTCGTTCAATGCGATAGCAATGGCGGTTAGTTTATCTACCGCGTCTTTGCTCGCGCTTTGAAAACGCACATCAAAATACGGTTCTTCTAATGTTCCTCCACTAATTGTTATGTGGTATTTCAACGTTTCCCCTCCTCTCCTTCTACAACCCTTGCGGGAGGCTCTTGCGCCCTGCTTTTCTTGCTCCGTTCTCACGTGGCCTTGCGAGTGCGCCGCCTTGTTAGGCTCATCTCGTTTCGATTGGTTTTCAATTTACTTTGTCCTTTTAGATTTTTTATATCTATTAGGACGTGTTTCTTTTAACTAACTTGCGGATATTTTAATCTATCCTTTTGAAAATGTCAAGTTGCTTTTGTCCTTTTGGTCTAATTCTATTGTCTTTTATGTCTATTGAGTTTTTTCCCTATTTAGGTAAAATAACTATCAAAAAGAAGGGGAAAACATGTCTAATTTATCCGTTAAGACCGATATGGCAGAAAGAATAAAAACTCGCAGAAATGAAATAAGACTTAGACAACAGGAAGTTGCAGACAAAATAGGAGTTTCTGTAATAACAATATCAAGGTGGGAAAATCCTAAAAGTGGTCGTTCCCCGAATGCTTCAATGCTTCCTAAACTCGCGGAGGCGTTGAACACGTCCGTAGAGTATCTAATGGGCTTGACCGATGACGCGCCGCCGGAAACGCCGCCAATAAGTCTTCCTATTAATAACATGGAGAAAGAAAATAAAATCTCGAATGACGATTTAGATTTAAGCTACTGGGGCGGGGTAGTCGAACGGGCAGAGCGGGCAGCACGGAGCAACGATAACGGCAAGAAAGCCCTAATGATTTACACGGCGGCGCGTCCAGGTGAGATTAGGCACGCTGAGTGGAGCGAGATTGATTTTGATTTATGCCGCTGGGATATTCCGGCGGAGAAAATGAAGATGAAACGCCGCCACATAATCCCGCTGTCAAGGCAAGTTATTGAGGTGGTTACAGATTGTAACCGACTGACGGGCAACAGCCGCTACTTGTTTCCCTCGCCCCGCGATATTAACAGGCCGATGTCTGAAAACGGCGTGAGGGTCGCCCTCCGTTCTTTAGGTTTCACGAAAGAGCAGATTACCCCTCACGGTTTCAGAGCTATGTTCTCAACAATCGCCAATGAGCACGAGTTCAACCGCGATGTCATTGAGCGGGAGCTCGCCCACGTTCCCGACAATGCCATACGGGGCGCGTACAACCACGCTGAGTATCTGCCGCAACGGGTCAAACTCATGCAGTGGTGGGCGGATTGGCTCGACGGGCTCGTTGTCAAAAAGCCGTGATTTTGACAAGTTGAATTTTTTCCTTGTCAGAAAAGGCCGTTTTTGACAGGTTAGCGTCTTAAGTATGCGGACATATATTTATGATAGCGTTCTGCTATTTTAAGCTGCTCCCTGTCTTCCTTTGAAAGCCACGCCCAAAATCGCGCCTGATTTACTTTCGTTAGTCCCGCCATAGGAGCAGTGGCACTGAGAGACTGCTTTATTCCTGACGGTTTGCCGCCAGCGTTGTAGTAGTCTCCTATATATTTATTTACTTCCTCCGGCGTGTAGTCATACTCTATTGATCTACGTGCGTTAGCTAACGCCTCAGTTCGAGGTGTCTGCGTAAAACCGCCGGACGATATTCCTAAGACTTGCTCCTGAAATTGTTTCTTCTTACCTAATATATAGAAATAACTATTCATTCCCTTGCCGCTGACAGTCGGCATTATCTCACCGAACGGTTTAACAGGCTTGCCCGTGAGCGCGTCATAGTACCAGTCGAGGTTAAGAGTTTGCGCTAAGTATCTGACTGGGTCTTTAATCTTTACTCTATCGCGGTAATCGGGATATGTTTTAGTCCCCGTTATGCTTTCAATGGCGAACTTCAAGACGGGGTTAAGGTTTTGCAACGCTTTATTCATCGGTGCGCTTGCCATGTTTGACAGCATACCTCCGACTGTTTCACGTCCGCTCATTATCTCTGCAACGCCTCTGAAGAAAATTGCTGACAGGTCTAACTTAAGCGCGTCATACGTTGCTCCAAGTCCATTAAGGCAAAGCACGTTGCCGTAGTCATCTTCCCATAACGTGAGATGTGGTTCATCTTTTTCTTTGGGGCTCAATTTATCTTCGTTCGGATTAAACCAGTTAATGAAAGACAATATGCCTATCATTATTCTGATAATCGCCATATATTTAAGATAATGCAACCCAAGAACGGGCGACATCTTAAGCAAGCCGATAACTTTTCTGCGCCACCCGCGAATGTCCCCGTCATCGTTAGCCCCGTCATCGTTAGGACTGCTGCTCCCTACGCCGCCGCTGTTTGACGGAGGGATTTTATTGCCACCGCCGCCTCCGCCTATGAGGGGTTTGAGAGTTTTCTTAAAGTAATATTCAAGATAATCATCGCCCGACATGCTGTTCCTAAATAACTGCATTGTCCTTTTGAAATTGACTTCTATCCACGACCCGAACGTCATCAAGCTGTTGTCTCTGAGATACTGCGTGTTCTCGCTGACCTCATCAAATGCTCCTAAATTCTCATTCGACAGCTTAAAGGCCATTCCGATAACGTCCCCCTCCATAGCGTCAACTTCCATTTTCTTAGACATTCCATAGAACGGAGGCTTACCGCCGTTTTCGTTTATGAGGTCTACGAACGATAAGAACGAAGCATAACGCAAAATCGCTTCCCTGTAATTCGTCAGCGATGAGGCAATGTCCGTATAAACGTGAACGAATTTAGCCGGAAGTTTAAGGATATTGACCTCGCCTTTTTTCTGTTCAGCTAAGTGCTGAAACTCTCTAAGGCTTGACCATTCATCAAGTTCAGACGCGAACTCCGTAGTAAGCGCGCCGCCTCTGTCTACGAACTCTTTAAGTTTTCCTGTCGGTATCGCGCCTTCTATCATGTAGTTATACAACTCCCTGATAGCTTGCGGAATGTATTTCACCGCCATTGGGTTGCCCTGCAAGACGCTTTCAAAGTCGCCAAACCCGTTTCTTATGTTATATAAAACTCCACGTCCCTTAAACGGATTTAATATCACCCATTTCTTAAAGTTCGTCATTATGAATTTGTTGACTTTCCCGAAAGACCCTAATGGCTGCTTCTTGCCCATGCGGTCGAGAACGTCTGCAAGCCCCTCAGGGATGACCCACATTTGTTTATCGCCGCCTGACTGCAACGCCTTCCCTATATCGCTGAGCGGAATCCCCAACATCTCATCGAGGTTATCTTCTGCAATCTTTAGCGCGTATTCAGGAACGGACGTTACGGAGAGTATCAGTCCGCTGTCCATAGGCGACCACAGTTTGCAATTATCGGGGATTAAATCCTGCCAGCGGACGTAAGCGTCTCCGAGTGTTTCCTTTAACTTGCGGCGTTTTATGGCTTCTCCTTTGATGATATGTTTAGCCATTCTCTTAGCTGTCGTAGTCCCCTCCATAGGTGTATCGGATAACGCTTCAATCTTGTTGCTGACAAGCCACCCGACATAACGCGACATCTGTCTCCTGTCATCATCGCTAAGTTTTTCAAGCTGTCCTGCACTCGCCATTTTATTAATAAGTTCTTCCCATTGGCGGTCAAGTCCGACGGGCAAGTCTCCTTTTTGGGCGAGTTCAAATAGCTGTGATACTGCCTTTGCACGCCCTTTCAAAATTTTCTCGTTCAGCTCCTTTAACGCGGCCTTTTGCAATCCGTCAGCTGGAATATCTTTAAGTTTTGAGGCTATTTGATAAAGGGCACGCTCCATATTTTCCTGCATGGCGTATTCTTTTAACTGCTCAATATAGTCGTATTCTTCCCTAAGCTGAGACAACGCACCCATGACTTTGATAGTGTCGGTCATACGAACGTAGACTTCTCCCATAGCCTGTATCCAGTTAGAGCTGATGTCCTTATACGACCCCTCGCGCCGTCTTAAAAAACTCCTGTTTGCGGGGTTCTTCATTGTCGCATACGCTACATTGCCGCCGCCTTCAACGAGATAATAATCAAGTACGAGATGCCTAAAATAGTGCTTGCGTGTGAGTTTATCCCGAATATCGTACAGCCCTAACTTGTCCGCGCCCTTGATTAAATCTTTGCACAGCTTGTTGCCGTAACTTTCAGCTTTCCTTATTGCTTCTTTGACTTTGGGGTTTTTCTCTACTTCCTGCTCGTATTTCACGAAGTCTTGTTCAAGCGTTTCCAGTGTGTAGGAGTAGGGCAAAGGAGCCCCCGTGTCTAATACATAAGTCTCTGCAAGGTCTTGCACAAGCATATAACGTTCAAATAACGCGTATTCGTTGGGCGTGAGTTTATCAAAGATAACTCTGAAGGCCTCTAAGACCTGTTGAACGTTTGCGCGTCTCGCCTGCTTGAACTGGTCGATGATATTCAACGCTTTTGCCATGTGGGGCTTCCCCTCAAGTTCGTATGCACGGCTTGTTCCCCGCCAAACTTTGTGCGCAAATTCCTTGACAAACTCGATAGGCTTTTGCTTAGTCTTGTGCTTATCGTGCGCCCCCTCTATACGGGCTTCTACTTCTTTGTCGCTCGATTGATACTCAGGCGGAACTGAAAATACGTAAGGATTTTTCTCTGCGTTCTCTTGCGCCTCAGCTGCTGTAGCTCCGAACCAGAAGAACTTTCTGAATGACGGCGGAATGATATACATATTCTGAACGTCCTCATCATTGAGAATGTCATCGTTAAGTATTCTTACGCTTTCCTCGTTAATATCTTCCCAATCATCATTGACTTTTTTGTCTCCCTTAAACTCCATATAAGGATATTCATCAACGAGTTTTTGAAGAGCCTCATCTGTGTTAGGAATGAAATAATTTTTCTCATTATTAATCATTTCACTGAATAACCCGAAATTTTTTGTGAATGAAGGGACATGGTAAAAGGGAATATCAACTGCAACACGCTTTTCTCCATTCACAACTTGCTGCCATATATACGCATGAGCTCCGTCTGATAAGGTAAGTTTTATACGATAACCGAACGTTTCCTTAGTCTTGCTGAGTGTGTCCTTTAGTTTATCGAGCGTAAACTTTTTAGCTTCTTTCTCGCTATCCTTAATTCCCAAAGCATAGAGAATAGAACTACGAGTGTTTTTCGGAACTACAACACCGAGATACTGTTTTTTGTCATCAGTTACAACACGCAGTACTTTCAGAGGACTTTCACCTCTTTGGTAATAACTATTATTATCTTGGAACAATCCCAAAACTGGCAGCAGACTTCCCGACATAATGTGCTGCTTAGTTTTCTTAGTCTTAGGCTGCTTCTCTATGTATTCGCCCCAAAGTTTTTTAGCTTCCTCGATGTCGCTTACTTTATCGTACAGCTTGACAGTTATTCCGTCATCATCAACACGGCCTTTCTTTAAGAAATCTTCACGGATTGAAATCCTTGATTTAGGTTTCGGAGAGTACGCTATGTAAAGCGGGACGGCCTCTCTTGTGTTCCTGTCTATTTCAACGTCCCCGTCATTCCAACTCTTTATCGTAGCGAATATCTCACCGTTTGAGTTCTTAATAAAGAACTCAAAATCATTGGGAGTAATCTTTTTTATCTTCTCGCCGTCTATAACAACAGACATATTAAGTTTGTCCCATGTGCGGTATTTGATAGTGTTCTCAACCTCGAAGGCGCGATATGTAGCACTTATGCCCTTTTTGGTAGCGTCAGCCTCTTCAATTAACCTTATATGTTCACCCTTCATATTTTCAGTACCTAAATCCAAAGTGCCTTTTTCTAATGCTCTTTGAATTTCTGTATTGAGATGCTTATCGAATTTAGCATAAATCCTTTTTTGAACATCAACGGGAACAGCAAGTAAGCCGTTAAAGATTTTAGAAAAATCAAGGGTTTTCTCATTTATATTACCGCGTTCATCTGTCTGCGGGTCAATGACATCCATTAACATTGCCGCTTCTTTATCAGAGCGTATGTTATATGACCACTCTCGAATTAAATCTGTTAATGCCGCTTTAGCTTCATTGCTTTCAAGATTATCACGCGCAGAGAAAATCCCTTGTGTTGTACTCTTGCGTTCACCGCTGCTTAATGCTCCTAACTGCAAAAGTCGCCGTGCGATACTTGATAAAAACCTGCGCTCGCCTGGTACATCGGTCGAGACTAAAACATATTCAGGAGCGTATGCCTGATTAGTCCTGTGAGTACGTCCTAATCCCTGCATGGCTGTCTCTGCACGCCACCCCGCTTGAAGCAGATAGTGAACACGCTGTTGCTGGTTCTTGAACTGCCGCCCTGCATGGTAGCTGACACCCGTCCCTCCGGCTTCGGAGAATATAAGGATACGTTTTTTGCCGTCATCAAAATTCTTTTTGTCGGCCATGCCTTTATCCTTGCCCCATTTTTGCGTCTCCGTGCCTGCCTTAACTCGCACTCCGTCTACTTCTTTGAACTTATCGACTTGACGCTGTGAACGGCCTGTAACTTCAACAACATTATCAGCACCGAAATGATTAATTATCATATCTAACGGGTTTCTGAAATTGATAGATTTAATGTTGTTGACTAATTCGTCCCGCATTGCCTTTGCCTTTGCTGATACAACAGGGTTACCTAAACTGTCTTGCTTGACACGTGTATGCTTTTTATTCTGTTCGTCTTCGTAAGTTTCTATTTCATATATAGGATATTTGTCCTTTATTAACTCGATTAAAGACGTTATAGGCGATATGTTGAAGTTGACATCTTCATTCTCAACCGCATCATTCTCAGTATCTTTTTTGCTGTTGTCTTTTTTGGGCTCGTTAGTATTCGTTAGCTGGATTACTACGGAGTTACCTGCCTTTAATTGCTCCTCTATATCTGCAATCATAGCTGGGACTTTGAAATATGTTAGCAGCATATTCATCGCTCGCTGTCTTGCACCGTGAAACGTCATTTTTAATTTTGCGTCCGTTTTCGCGTCCCTATCGCCGGTAACTACTTTTGACGCTTCTTTCATGCTTTCCTGTACGGCTCGCCATGCACGGCCGACCTCGTCATATATGAGTGTCTGTTGCTCAGTAAGCGGCGTATTTAACGTTCTGAACTTGACATCTTCCATAGACAGCGAACGGGCAAACCAACGTCCCTGCGCTTTAAGCGACCTGATTACTAACTCCATGCCTGCTAACCCTGAACGCTCTAAAGCATATCTAAATTCTCGTTCGTTCTTAAAGGATTGCTCTTCTCCCCATATTCCTAATCGCGGATAAGCCGCCAGCTGCTTTAATTCAGTAGCTCCCGTTGCTGAGGCATAAAGGATTTTTGCTTTCGGGTATCTTGCTTGCAGCTGAGCAATCATTGTTGCCGTGTCCGATGTTTTAGTCATGCCCCGCTTACCCTTTGTCGCAACTAAGTTATTTGCGGTATGACATTCATCAAGAACGATAGCCCCGTCGAAGTCATCACCGAGCCATTCGCACATTTGCTCCATACGCGGAAATTTCCCGCTGTCTGCTCCTGATTTTGTTCTTAATGTAGAGTAAGCTGTGAATAAAATTCCGTTCTCACGCTTTATCTTTGACTTTGCCGATATTAACGATTGACTGAATATATCGTTAGGGTCGTCGCCTATATCGGCGTAGTGTCCCTGCCCCTCTGTGAAAAGTCCGTTTTTCTTTGCGTTGACACTTACCCATACAGCTTTGCCGTTGCCGTATCCTTTAGCCATAGTAGCGTGAATGAACGCCGCGATAGTTCGCCCTTTACCCATTCCCGTACCGTCTGCAAGGAAAGCCGCGCAGTTATAATCAACTTCGCCTATGGTGTTTATCTCTTCGTTAGCTTGAAGCGCATATACAACTGCTTCTAACTGTGCGCTCGATATAGCACCGCTGTCTATCATCTCTTTAGGCAAAGGAACTTTCTTATTCTTCAACGGCGGTAATTGTTGCGCTGCTAAAGCTATGGCCTCATTGACATTAGCGGGGTGAGGCGTTCCTATGTTAAGACTTGTCAGATAACGTGTCGCAATGGCGGGAGTGCCGCGTTCCGCGTTTAACTTAGCTTCTTTCTCTAAAGCCGCTTTTTGCTCCTTTGCGAGGTCGGCTGTGCTTTTGGAGGTAACGTTTACCGTATCCTTGCTATTAACTATTTCGCTGATAGAGCGTCTTTTCTTGCCGTCCGTTTCCCATTCCGGTAAAACTTCATCTTTCCTTTCTTTATCTAAGTCAGAGTTTTCCTGTCTCTTGGGTTTAGCTTTGGGTTTTGTCTCCGTGCTATCGATTGGCTGTTCTGCTTTCGGCTTTGCTCTTTCAACCGGCTTAGACGGTTTCGGGGTCTCAGCTTTCGGAGCGGGCACGGCCTCCGTCGGTTTAGGCTCTGACGGTGCAGACGTTGTTTCGTTTGGAGTGAGACCTCTTAGATAGTTTTCAAAATTTTGTTGAAGCTCTAAAAACTCTTTGTCATTTAGGCCATCTTCAGTGAATTTTGTACTTTTATTCTTCGTATACTCACCGTCATCCCATAATGTCGCTAAACTTATTCCGCCTTTTGTTTTGAAGTTTGTTAGACCTTTGTTTACCCCGCTTGTTTCTCTTTCAAACGTTACTAACTCTTTATGCGGTGTCGGGTCTATGTAAGTAGACATGGTTGAATAAAATTCGCCGTTTCTGGGAATTTTATCAAACAATGTTGAGGGGATTTTATTTTTCTCTCTATCATCTTCCGCAGAGCTCTCCTCCGCTTCCGGCTCTGCATATTCAGACTTTGGCGCGCTGTCGCGTACGTCTTTTAAGTCATCGAATATATCTTCAAGCGGACGCTTCCCCGATAACGGATAACGTAACGTTTCACTAAGTACAGGATTTTTAGGGGTCTTATCTATTACGACAATCTGATTATCATATGTTGTCCCATACTTGCGGTAGTTGCTCCCATCAAGATCGTAAACCGCTCTTACGTTATAGTTATCCGCAATTCTGCTCCATGCAGGTCTTGAAGTCGTCCCTTTGCCTAAGATAGCCACAAGCCGTCCGCCGTCTTCCATGAACTCTAACGCTTGCTCAACGTGTTTTATTGCGTTGTCTGCGCTTCTCTTATCCGCTGATGTTGTTGCTGAGAACGGAGGATTCATGATGACTTTATTCGGGAAACGCTTTTTGCCTTTCTCGAAACGCGGTCTAAGAATGTTATTCAGCGAGAAAGCGTCTTCTTTATAAACGTCGCCTAAATTCATGCTTCTAAGCAGTTTAGCACGGCGGGTGCTGTATTCATTAAGTATCAGCTCTCCTCCTGCGTTCTTAGCAAACACGGCGAGTCCTCCAAGCCCCGCTGACGGTTCGAGTACCACGTCTCCTTTTTGAATATTAGCAAGCCAGCTGACAACATAGGAAAGGTTAGGCGGTGTAGAGAATTGCTGTAATTCGGTCTGCTCCTCTGTCCTGTTAGCCTGCGTTGGAAGTAAATTCATCATGTCGACTAACTTAGCTAAATCTGTCTTAGCTGTCTCAGTGTCATTCGCGGCACTTGGATTAATGCCTGACTGTAAGATGAACTTATTAACGCCCATTTCCATAGCGTCGTAGTCGTCCTTAACGGAGTGAACACCCTGACCGCGTGTCCCCCCGAACACTTCATTAGCTGCGGCGGCAAAATCGTTATTATTCTTAAATCCCTTGCCGCTGCTTATAGCGTCATTAACTCTATCTGCAAGCTGCTGTGCTTTCGCTACTTTTTCATCTTCCGACTTGGGGGCGGGTGTTGCCTCCGTAGGTTTTGTTTCGGGAGCGGGTGTCTTAGCTGCGGGCTGTTGTTTCCCCTTTGGCTGCTCCTTTTCACTCTGTCCGAGCGGTGCTATAGACGGAGCAGACGGCTTCTCCTCCGGCGCGGTTTTCGGCTCTTGTCCTAATGAAGCTACGTAGTCTTTCCATGCATCTTTAATTTCAGTAGGCCGATACTGTCCGTTGGGGTCAAAACCTTTCCCATTAGTTACATTGCCGTTCTTGTCAATGCGGGCAATGGGGTTCTTACGCTTAGGGTCAAATGGTGAATAAAGAACGACGTTATCCCCTTCTCTGACGAATAACACGTTGTCTTCTCTTCTCATGTCTTCTGGGTAAGTTACTTCACCAGTAAACAGATTTTTTAACGATAAGTGCGAAGGGACTTTGAACTTCCCGCTATCGGGAATATTCTTCGTTTCTTGTTGCGGTTTAGGCGTAGGCTTTCCACTCTGACCCAGCGGTGCTATAGACGGGGGCGCAACTTTCTGTTTAGTCGGTTCGCTTACAGGAGGCTGTTTGACATTACCCTTGACTTCTTTTTTCTCATCTTCCTCGTCAAGCCCGAAACCGAAAAAGTCATAAAGCCCGTCTGATAGTTTCCCCTCATTGGCGGCCTTGATTATGCTTTCCGACGGCTTCAATTTATCTCTGAAAGTATCTTCGAGTTCACGCACCCACCCCGTCCTTTGAGCTTCAGGACGGATAAAGAACTCGTCTGTCGCGGGGTTATAAACGGCAACACTTTCTCCGTTGTCGTCGGCAATATCTAAATACTCAATGCCTTCAGGGGTCTTGTCGAGATAGACGTGTGCTCCGTGTTTGTCGCCGTTGGAGAGGACCTCGATACTGTTAATATAGCCCTCGTCCTCATCGTCTGCTTCTTGCCCATGCGGGGTCTGTTCCTTTTTCGCCTCTGTAGGTTTAGGACTTGATTTTAACGGGTCAGTCCATGCTTTATTTTCAGGAGCTTTAGGCTGCTCCGGCGTTTGCGTCTGACTGTCATTCCCGCTTATAGGGGCAACAGGCTGCTTTTTCCCCGTTTGCCATGTAGGGTCGTTTAATACTTCTATCATGGATTTAGAAAAAGCGTCTATTGACCCACCTTTCTTTATTACTCTTTTAGCACTTGAATAAATATCGTGAACTAAATCATCAGGAGTTATCGCGCTTCTCTTTTCGGGGCTTAAATTAGGATACAGTTCACCTGCAAGGTTATTTAAGTCTTTAGGGTGTAATGCTTTAATACCCTTTGTTATTTCTTTTAACAACGGGTCATTTTCTACCTTTTTTATAACCTGCTCATCGCTAAGTCCGTCTTCCTTGCTCTTGCTCATGAGCGGGTCTTCCCATTGCTTTACCTCTTTAGGAGAGAATGGCGCGTCTTGCGGCTGTTCTTGAACAGGCTGCTGCACTTGACCCACGCGCGGCGGCGGAGCAAACAGCGGGTCTGTAATATCGTCCCTCTTGACTTGCGGTCTATCTTTCCCCTCGAAGTAGTCAGACATTAATTCGTCTGGATTAGTAACACGCTGTGCTTTGGGCTTCCCAATATCCATTCCCCTTTTGATTTGCGGCGGATTTAACATATCGCTGATAGGAACATTCTCTGCTTTGACTAACGGCTCTGCATTAACCGCGTCAGCTTTTATCATGTCTACTACCTGTGTTGGATTGTTAGGTGCAAGCACGCTTGCAATATCATTTAAGGCTAAATCATCAATTATCCCGTTGCGGTAAGCTACAGCTATTCCAGCAGTTCCAGCTTCGGGGTTAAGCCCGTGTTTCATCATAACACCGCTGAACGTCTGTTGCCTTGCATTTGCTGCTGGGTCTACTATAGGGGCTTGACCTACAATAACTTCTGTAGGAGGTTCTGGTACTGTAATAACTTCAGTATCAGCAGGGAATATAGGCTCGTTTGGCGGTATTGCTTTATCTGCCCCTCCTTGTAATTTCGGGTCTACAATTTCTCCCATATCCGTATAGCTGGCGTTTATATTGTTTTCATTCAAAAGGTTATGAAGTTGCTGCTGTCCTCTAATATAACGCCTGTTGCGGAAAGCCCCGTATGCTCCTAATGCTCCTGTAGTTAAAGCGGAAGCACCGCCAGTCTTAGCAAGTTCTAACGGGTCGTTAGGCACATCGGCACGGGCATTTGTAACCGCCTGTTCCGCCGCGCTCCCCACGCCTGACGTAACCGCTGCTGCTCCGATATTCCCCGCCGTCTGCATGTACGGCGACGCTCCCCCGATATTCGCAACAGGAGTCTTGCCGAGAAAATACATAGCCGCCGCGTTAGTAAGACCGCGTAACGCTAAGTCTTGCATATTAATGCCTTTATCGGTTGCAACGTTATACGCCTGTTCGGGCGACATTCCCTGACTAACAAGATTTGAAAATACTGCTTCGTTAGCCGCGTCATGCCCTGAAAACGTCTGATGTCCAATAGTAAGAGGCACTCCGATAGTTGCCATCTCCGCCGCCGTTGCTCCTAAACTCGGTATAGCTTCTATAATCTTATATAAAGCATTATCCAAAAATCCCTCAGGCTTTTTATAAGGTTCTTCTGACGGCGGTGCAATGTAATCCGCTATGCCTTTCATCATCGTTGCATAGTGTTGATTTCCCGCTATCTCGTCTTGCAAGAATTTATCACGTGTTTCGGGGTCTAATGCTCCTAATACTTGATACATTCTGCCTGCTTTTTGCTGGAACTCTTCATTAGACAGACCTATTAAACGTTCATGCTCATAGTCGTCCAACGCATGAGGATTAGGGGTTAATACGTTACGAACTCCCTGCTTGAAAGCGTCGCCCATAGTCCAATCTCTACGGTCGTCTATGAGGTCGCCGCCCGCAATCATAGCTTTTTCGAGTTCGCTTATATCCCAGTCTTTTTGAGAGGGTTGTCCTTTTCTGCCAAAATCAATTACTATGTTGTTCCCGTAATCTTCTTTATCTACCATATTTACACTTCCCTCTAACGTTTGTATTTGTAGCCTAATCTATGGAGGACTTTTAACATTTTCTCTGCTGGTGCATTGTATTTCAGCATTAACTCCTTAAAACGGGCATCATTGAAGATTTTTGCAGGGTTTATCTTCGCGTCTCTCTTAGGGTCATAGGCCATTTCGGGGGGAAGAGACAGGGTCAGCTGTCTAATCCCTGTTCTTTCCCCAGACATTGGTGCAACATTCGTTTTCGCACTCTGCGCGGGCTTATCAGCAGACAATAGCGGGTCGCTGTACGGCACATCTGGACTTAACGCCGTCGGGCGAATATCATCGTTGCTTACGACTGTCTGAGGCATAGCCGCCGGAACAGGATTATCGGGTGAGAGTAAATTACCGTCTGCAGGAGGAGTGGAAGCAATATCATTAGAAGATATATCGCCTGACACAGGGAGCGGCGTACCAAACATCGCGTCTTTCGGGGGCGTGGTGTTAGCTGTCTTAAGTTGCTGCCGCTGTGCTTCAAGGGCTTGCCCTTTTACATCAATGTCATTTATCTGCTGTCTAAGCCCCTCTATTTGCGCACGCGTTGTTTTTGCTATATCGCTATTCTCTGCACCTGGTACAGCAAGAATACTATCAAGTTCCTCTTGTGCTTTTGATAAATCAGCCGTAGCTTTAAGACGCTGTGTTGAAAGTTTACCTAATTCACTGGTGATACTGTTATAATCAGCTTTCGTGAAAAAGTCCGGTTGCGCGCCTCTGCTTTGCCTTGTTTCAATCTGACTGTTGTAGTTTGCTATCTCTGCTATTTCTTTCTGCGTAGGCACGTGGTCAAAGGTTTGAACAACAGTCCCTTCAGGGTCGTTAGGCCCTGTCCTTATGAGATATGTCTTTGCACCTTTTGTTATAGTCTCATACTTTGTCCCGTTCATCCCCGCTATCTGCAACTTATTAGCGCGTTCGAGAGCGTCTTGTTCGTTACTGTTATACATATCCGCCCACTTTAATGCTACAGTGTCATCTTGATAGGGAGTATTGCTTACAGGAATACCTGTTAAAACTCCGTTCCTATCAGTCATAAAGTTAAAAGCACCTGTTGATGGGTCTTGAGCATATGGATATATAGTCCCGCCAGCGTTAATAGACCCCGCTTGATAGTGCGGGTTCAAGTGTTCAGATAGCCTCTCCATAGCGTTAATAGAGTCTTTAGGCGCAAGACCGCTTGCTATATAGGTCATTACCGCTCTGCTTAACTCTTCGGGTGTCTCCATTAACGAAAGACCATTCGCAAATTGCTGCTGCATTGCCCGCTGCTGTTCTGCCTGTTGTGCTGCTCTCGCCTGCTCCCCCGCCGCTATGACGGGAGCGAACGCCTCATATGCGCTCTTGGTGTTAAGACCTCCGAAACGCTGAGTATCGAGGTTGCCTAACAGGGCACTCAGATACTCCATTTGCGTGGGAATACGGGGGGTTGAGAGCCGCCCCATAACCGCGTCCGTTCCTAAGTCGAACTGCGTCATCGGAGTGCCGCCCTCATGGAAAGACTTAGCCCAAGCGTCTGAGTTATACCCGTCGGGGAGCGGCTGTCCTGTGAGTAAATTCTGGTTTGCGTACTGCCCTGCGGCGGCGTTAGCCTCACTCATGGACTTTTGGATAACCGCGTTCATCTTCCTGTTAGCGTCGGCCTCTTGACTACGCTGCAGCGCGTTGCCTAAAAGGTTAGTTGCAAGCCCTAATGCTGCCTGCTGCCAATAAGGCGTGTGATATTGAGTTACTATTGTCGCCATGCGTTAAATCCTCCTAACCCGTAAATCGCGTTATTGTAGGGATTAGCACCCCACTGCTTCATGAGTTCCTCCTCTGAGCTGCTTCCTCTAAGCTGACTATTCTTGCCCGTCATAGAGCCGCCGCCGAGCTGATTATTTATAAGTCCGCCTAACAGGTCTGCTAATCCGCCTAACCCGCCCTGCTGACCGCCTCCTGCACCGCCCCCGCCGCTCATCATGCCTAAACCCGTTCCAAGTGCGCTGATAAACGGGTTGCCCGTCAAAGCACCGCCGATTGTCGCCAGACCGCCTAATGTGCTGAAAAGGCCGCCTCCGCCTGTTGTTATCGTTGCCATATCTATTCACACCTACTTCCCTTGCTGTACTACTGTGTCGTAAGTTTCGGGCTTGCTGTTCTCTAAGCCCTGCCAAGTCTTCCATAAATTAAAAGCGGGCATTAGTCCTGCAAAAGCGTTGTCGTAAGCCGTTGACGGGATATTCCCTACGGCGTTCATAGCTTGTATCAGCTGGCCTGTGTTGCCCTGCGCCCCTTGAAGCGCGCTCCCGTAACCGTTCATAACGGAGTTAAACGCCGTGAGGTAGTTCTTGCTATAAGCGTCCGCCGCCTGCTGACCTAACCGGCTTATGCCCTGCCCCGTGATTGAACTGTTCAACACGCCGCGCCCCGAAAGACTGTTGAGCATGTTCCCCATGCCGCCCTGCAACTCCTTATTCACGATAGAGTTCATATTGTTGGCAAGCCCCATAGGGATTTCGCCCGTCTCGTTGACGTGGAGCATTTTATTGATAATGTCGTTGCTCCTGTTCATACTGTCAGGAACTTGACTTAATAGATTGGATTGCTGTTGAATTGCGTTATTACTGATGTCTTGTGCGTTCTTTATTCCGTCTGCATTGAAAGTTTCTATTGTCGGATAGATTTTATCGTAAAGTCCTTGTGCTAAATTGTTCAACTGTTCGGGCTGCGGGTCGCGTTTCTGCACTCTTTGTGAACTCCCTCCGCCGCCGAAAAACTGTAAGTTAAATCTTAAATTCATCTATATCACACTCCATATAATAGCCTCGTATATGGCCGCCGTATTTCCTTATCCAAGCCTCTGGATTGCGGCGCGTGAAAGCTCTGACTTTCTTAACGCCGTATAAACCCATTAGCATATTCCTTATAAAAGCCTGCCAGTACTTACCGTCCCCCGCCATGTGATGAAGTTCTAAAATGTCATCGTGGATAAAGTAAGCGATAAAGCCGTGTTCGGGGTCGTAGTGGACAGTTTCATAATCTTCGAGTTCTAACTCGTCTGTGCCGCCGTGCTTCTTGTACCATTGAAGCCAGTCGTTAATCGTCATTCTTTTCATTGCCTTTTTAACCTTTTCTCTGCTTCCTCGCCCATTTTGACGCAGTTTGCGAGAGTATCAGCTACTCTGCTTAACGCCCGCAAATCCGCGATAACCAAATCGGCTTTGGTGTCCTCGCCGTTTTCAATCATGGCGATAGTCTTTTCCCGCTGCTCCTCTAAGAAGCCGTCAAGGAAGATTAAAGCGGCCTTAGCTAAATGTCCTTTGGCCGCTTCCTGTTCTATTATTAACCGTTCTTTCTTCTTCATGGCTTAGTCCTCGTAAATGTTCTTGTAGATTGAACTCATGTCGTCTTTGCTGTCCGGCGGTTTTTCCGGCTCTGTTTCCTCGTCTTCTTTCAGCTTCTCCTCGAACTCTGAAAAACGCTTCTTGACTAACTGCGGAATAGGAAGCCCTAAGTTGTCCGTATGCTCCATTATGCTTTTACCCTCGATGATGATGTAAAAGAACGTTACGCCCGTCCTAAACGTCGCCGTATCTCCTAACATATATTTATCTATCACGTGGGCAATGCCTACGAAGAAGAACTCCCCTATCTTACGCGATACCACCGTCCTAAACTCTTTCGGGTCTAAAGCGTCGTGAGTATATCTGTCAAGCGTTCCGAGTACCCAATCAGAAATGCTAAGAGTAATTAAGACTATCAAAAAGCCGTCAAGACCGCCGAAAAACCACGCGAAAAAGCTAACAACGGCGCATAATATAAAATCAGTAACTTGCTCTTCCATAGCCTTTACACTCCTAACTATTACTTAATTCACGCTCTTCTCTCCCAGCGGTTATTTCGCTTGCCGCCGCAGTCAATGTGAATGAATGTCCTGTATTTTATGCAGTAGTCTAAATCAGGAAGTCTGCCCTCGCCGTAAAGCCTTTGCACGGTCTGGAACATCTCTTCTGCGCCTTTGGAGCAGCTTAAATCCGCCGCCTTGCCTAACAAGTGCTTTGATTTAGGCCTGCCTCCGACCTTCTTATTGTGAGCCTCACAGCGGCACCCCGAATTAACACGTACAGGAACACCGAGCGCGTCTCTGATAACCTGCGCCATGTTGATAACCTTTTGGTCTATGCCGTCGTAACCGCACCCGCATTTACACGCAAATTCGCTTACTTTGAAATTCTTGGTATCCTCTGCCATTATCGGTTTACCTCCATTGCCCCTGCAATGTTAGCTTTGTCGGCCTCGTTAATTGACGCGTCCTTGAAGTTGTGCGCCGTGAGGGCGTTTAACTTCTCGCACGCTTGGTCAATAAGAGCCGCTATAACTATGTCATCGACCCATTCAAGATAGGGCGGAAGGTCTATCATATCGTCCAGCTTCTTAACTACGGCTTTTTTCTTGTCCGCTCCGCTCTTGCCGATTAACTCTTTCTCCGCCCAGATGACTTGGTCAACTACCATTTTCTTTGCGTTGTCTAAAAATCCCATTGCTTTGTCTCCTTATAAAAAATGAGCAGCCCGCCGCAAGACAGGCTGACTACGCTTAACTTACTGTACATGTTGTCGTTATGCTTGCCGTTCCTTGAGTAGTAGTAACGCTAACAGTAAAATTATACGTCCCCTTTTTATTAGGTGTTCCTCGTATTACTAACGTGTTACTACTAATTGCTAAAGAAGTACCAGACGGCAAAGTTCCAGAAGATAAGTAGTATCTTACAACTGGGTTATCTTTTGAGCTGCTGTATTGTAAGTTATAATTGGCGTCTCCCAAATAGTACGTCTTGTTAGTGTTATACGCCCATGTCCAGGATTTTGTCTGTGATTTTGGCGGATAAGAACAGGTTTTTACAGTAATTGTCAATGCTCTCGTGGAAGACCCGTAGTTGTTTGTACATGTAAAATATGCTGTAAATGTTCCAGTAACAGTGGGGTTGCCGACAATATATGCGTCTCCAGCCTTATAATAAGTAGTATAGTTATCTAACGTTTGAGCTGTACCGTCGTTGGTTTCAGTATAAAGGTACAATCCAGACGGCAGTCCGCTCACTGACCACTGGACGCTGGTAATGCCCTTGTCGCTGTCTACGTTTGTATTATTACCCCTCATGAAAGGTATCATGCCGTAGAAATATTCGTTGCCATTTTGTATGCTTATATTTTGGAATAGTCTAAGATTAGAGGTCATCAATCCTAACTGCTTACCATTAAAGAAATACAATGCACTACCGCCTATATCCGGCGGATAGTACTTATTAATAGTTACCGTAACTGCCCTTGACGCAGTACCGTAGTTAGTCGTACAAGTGATAGTCGCCGTCCATGTTCCAGGACTTGAAGCCGCCCCTGTGATTTGTCCCGTGCTTGAATTAATTGAAAGCCCCGAAGGAAGACCGCTTGCTGACCATGCAACACTCGTAATGCCTTTAGAACTATCTATATCAACGTTAGTCCCTGACCCGTAAACACCGCTGACAGATTGCGTCATGTTAGCGTCAAATGCAGTTAATGAAATCTTCGGCGGATAGTACTTATTTACAGTAATTGTAATTGTATTTGAAGCAGAACCGTAATTCGTTGTACACGTTACAGTCGCATTCCACGTTCCAGCCGTCGGGGGTGTTCCTGTGATATTGCCTGTACTTGAATTAATCGAAAGTCCAGACGGTAAATTGCTCGCAGACCATTGAACACTCGTAATCCCCTTGCTGCTGTCAAGTTCGGTGTTCGTGCCTGCCGGAATATAACGGACTAATTCCTGCGTCATATTACAACTGAACGACCCTGAATCAACGCTTGGCGGATAAGAGTGCATTTCTATCACCGCTGTTACGTTCTCAGTCGCCGTCCCTATGTTAGTCGTAACAGATACGGCGAAGTTATACGTCCCCGCTGTCGTAACCGTCCCCGTGATAACGCCCGTACTTGCGTCTATCGAAAGGCCGGAGGGAAGACTGCTCGCTGACCATGATACTCTCTTGATATTACCGCTGACAGTTATATTAGACCCTGTTACGGTATAATTAACACTCGCTGCTGTGTTGCCGCTTATGCTCTGCCCTGACGTGATAACAGGGGCTAACGCGGCCACCATGCTTTTTAACTCGTTGACCGCCGCCACAAGGCTTGATTTATTAGTCGTAGCGAGGTTTGACAGCGTCCCGATGTCAGCTTCAAGCCCCGCGAATTTCGTCTTAGATTTAATAGACGCATTTGCTAAATCTATTGCTCTTCCAAAGTTTGAACTAAAACTCACGATAACAACCCCTTAATTTCATTGATAGCCGCTACAATGCTTGATTTATCCGTTGTCGTAAGGTTTGATAATGTTCCGATAGCATTTTTTAATTCAGTGTATTTCGTCTTTGATTTACTTGACGCACTCGCTAAGTCTTTTACAGCTACAAAGTTTGTGCTTGTGCTTATAGTGGTTGCCAAAATAACCCCTCCTTAAACAAAAAAAAGGAGCAAGGAGTATTAAAACCCCTTACTCCTAACTAAACTAAATCCTAAGTTGGATTATTCGCCCCATACTTCTGTGAGCATGGCGGTAACTTCTGTTGTTGTAGCTACTCCGTGTCCGCTGTCGGTTAAGTTCCCGTTCGCGTCAAGAGCGGCGATATTTCCCTCTGTGGCGTTAGAAACTTTATCGGCTTTGTCGCTTACGTCGACCATGAGGCCGTCTGCACCGAGTGCTAAGTGGTTGCCCGTTGCCGCGCTGATTTTGACCGCGATTGTGTAGCCGTTGACGTTGATTGAAGCGTCGCCAGCTTCGTAAACGTCTACGAGCGTGGTCATGTCAAGGAAGCTGTAGCTTGTAGTAACCGCTCCGTTGGAGGCTGTCTCTTTGATAGCGATAACTAAGACGGGTTTGCCGTTGAGGTTGGGGTCAGTCGCTCCGGCGTAGGTTGTAGCGTTGAAAGCAAAGTTGCCTACGAACTGAGTTTTAAGCTGGTCAAGGACTAACTCACTGGGGAAGTTGAATGAGAAAACAGGAGTGCCGCTTGCGTCAGTGCTTGTGTAGAAGTTGACTGTGTTGTTGGCAACGCTGCCGCTGCGGATACCGCCGTTAGCTACTGTCTGTGCAGCAGTGATAGCTGCTTTAGCTTTTGCTGCTTCTGCTTTTAAGTCGCGTACTAATACAAATTTTGTTTCATCATATGTAGCCATGATAAAAACCTCCATTAAATATAAAATAAGATTTATTTAGACTAAGCGGATAACCGCGTTAATCTCCGTGTGTTAAAATAGGGGAAAAACATGTGCTATCCCCAAATCTCATTAAGCATTGCATTTACTTCCTCGCTGCTTGCTGTGCGGTCTTCAAATGCCTGAGAAGCAACAGCGCGTGCAGTTTCGGTGTCAAACTCGCTTTTAGGCGCGGGGTCAATACCTGAGAAACCGACCGTAACATCGTTCATGCGCGGACGGTTGAATTTCTTTTCAAATTCCTCAAAATAGCTTTTTGCCATATCACAAGTACCCCCTCAAACTCTTATACTCAGCTTTCAAATTCTCTACAGCCTCGTAGTCATCTTCGAGCTGGGCGGTAATAAACTCTTCTCTGATAGCTTTCATACGCTGCCTAATCTGCTCGCTCTGCTCTCTCTTGAACCGCTCGCGTTCGAGGCGTTCCTCGTTGGTCTCATATATCTTGACTAACTGACCGTCCCTAACGGCGTAGAGCATAGTGTTAATCTCTAAGTTATCGGGAATTTCTAAGAGTTCGCAGCTGCCTGACATTTCCGGCCTGTTATCCGCAATAACCTCGCTGATAATCCGCCCTGTAGTTATATCGTATTCTAAATATCTCGCCATTGTTAAACTCCTTTACTCTTCCCAAACTTGCTCAAGCATTGTCTGGATTTCTTCATCTGTCGCTCTCTGACCGTTTAAGTAATTCTCTACTTTGGTGTTGACGGTCTCCGTGCTGCTTAGTGTAGTTATCTTCTCATTCAAGACCCTGCCTTGATTAGCACTCAGAGCGTTAATAGCACTTGTACTTGTGAGGGTGTCTTCTATCGTAATGGTTGCTCCGCCCTCGCCTGTGATAACTACTTCGCCCGGCTCGCCTTTTTCACCTTTCAGCGCGGCTAACTGCTCCGCCGTGAAATCCTCGTAAGTGAAAGCGTCTCCCTTATCGCCTTTGTCGCCTTTCTCCCCTTTGAGAGCAGCTAACTGTTCGGCGGTAAAGTCTTCATAGGTGAACGGGTCTCCTTTGTCGCCTTTTTCGCCCTTTTCGCCTTTACCTGACGCGCCGTCGGCGGGCATACTCTCTAATTTGCTTAGTAAATCCAGTGTTAAGTGATAGTGTCCGTCTGAGTTGCCGCCAAGCAAGTTATTGAGTTCTTCATGATTGATTGTGTCTAACTTTATAATGGTCTCAGCCATTTTTTCCATTAACTCATTCTTGCCTAATCCATGAGGTATGATTGCCATGTTCTATCACCTGCCTTTTTCTATCTCAGCGTGGATTGTTGCTGTAGTCCCGTTTTCAAGACCGACAACTCTCAGATACGGGGCATATTCCCACTCTAACTTTGCTCTGTAGTGATAAGGAACATCAATGTTTTCAGCAACTTCAACGCTCACAGGCGAGTTGCCGTGATACAGCGCGATTTTGCCGCTTTGAACAATAATGCTGAGAGCGTAATCATCACAAGGCTCAATGTTAAATTTACGCTCTGTTCCCTCATCAAAGTTAAAGTTGCCGCTGATTAAAACCGTATTCGGGACAGCCGGATAGTCCGCACTTATGAGCGTAAGCCCTAACTGCTGATACGGGAGCCAAAACGGCAGTGCCCGCTCTTCGTCCGGCTTAAAGCGCAACATGTTTTTCTTCCCGCCAGTCTCCTGTTCATAATCTATATAATGACTTGTTTCATTCTTAAACGTCGGCATGTTCTCACTCCTTTGTAACCCCCGCTTAGAACTCCCATTGCAATATATTCACAATCTACAGAAGCCCAGTCGTTAGTGCTTTCGTAAAATTCTTGCAAGATAAATGTAAAATAGTTAGGTTTCTTTCCTATTACTTGTGCTACTACGTCTGCTGATTTTTGGTAATTTAAGCCGTTAATTTTTAGACTAACTACTACAAAATAATTACTATCACTTGAAAAGGGGGTAGGAAAATTCACGTTATAAGTCTTACTCGCTTCGTCATGCTCGCTTCTTTGGACTGTTTTCTTCCCGCACTGTATAGCAATGGTATCTTTTAACACAATGCAGTGTCCGCCGCCTGTAATTGAATACGTATACCTTACTTCAGACGGAGCATTTTGCTTTATAACGTCTGTAAGTCCCTCTATCATGCTTGTGTCGAAGCTGCCCGTTATCCTTGACGCGGGTAAAGACCCTGTTATCCTCGAAAAATCGAAGTTGCCCGTTATCCTTGAAGACGGTAAAGTCCCCTGCGTGTTAGATAAATTCAAATTCGGGTGCGGGTTCTCTTAAACTCATCAGCCGATACTTTACTTGCGTTAAGCCCGTTAATAATCCCGTAAATCCGTTCTATCTCTTGAATATGCTTCCCGAACGCTTCTTTAGTTACGTCGCCGCCGCTTTGAAAATTAACAGGATAAGCGACTTCATAAGGTACTATTGTTGCCATGTTACACCTCTGCCATTTCTAAACCCATTGTTGATATTGAGCAGCCTCCGCCCTTAATCTTAATCTCCGGCGTTATTGCCCAATCTCTGACTATGCAGTGCCGCCGTGAGGTAAGCACTCCGCCCTCTGGAAATAAAGGGTCGTCATCTTCACTGGCGTATTGTTCATCATTAGGAGCGTCATAGATATAATCAGGTTTGCCGCCGCTCCTAAATGGCATATGGAACTTTCCAAGCCATAACTCAGCCTCGCATTGAGGTGAAAGGTCGAACGAAGCGAACGCCCCTTTAATCAGCGTCTGCCGCCCTGTTAAGAGAGTTCCTAACCTTAGGTGCGCTTCTATCTCTTGCTTGCCCTCGTCCCTTAAATCGTCTTGAACATAGCCGTCAATCATCGCGTATAAATCACGCCCGATAAACAGATAGGCTCTATTGTTCACGCCCGCAACGAAAATAGGAACTTTAGGAAATTTGAACTTAGTCCATATCGAACGGATATAATCAAAAATCCATATCTCGCTGCTATTCTCAGACGGTTTAAGCCACAGCTGCTGCTTTGCTGGAACGTCCCATAACTGCGCCGTATCATCGATTAAGTAAGTTAAAGCGTTGCCGACCTTCCTGTCCGGCCATGAAGCCTTAATTTCTCCGTAAGACGTAACGCTTGAAAGTGTAGCCATGCCCGACGGTGATATATAAAACACGTCATTACCTACACTGGCGACGGTCTTTTGACTGAATGTCCCCGTGTTGTGAGCGGCCTCAAGCGTAGCCCATTCGGGAAAATCGCCCGTAAGCCTCCAAATAATACCCTTATCCGGCTCTTTGACTGGCGACTTAAACACTATTAAGTCCCTCGATAAAGGTACGACGGCATTAATGTTCATTCCGTCCTTGTAGCCTATCTCTATGAACTGCCCCGTGCTTTCATCGTCGGGGTCGTTGTCCCACTGAGTACAGTCGCCTACATAAGAGAACGAGATAGTGTCATCTCCGTTTACGACACCTACACGCCCGTTTCTGACAAAGACAAATCTGCACTCATCGGGTGAGTTTTCAATCGTCTCAATAGCAGGGAATATATCTGTATCAGAGAATTTCTGCAGTTTGCCGCCGGACGCGATTAAGAAGTCATCGTCCCATTCAGCTATGCTCATATCAGCGTCGCCGCTCAAAGTCCCTTCAACAGGCCATATGTTATTCCACTTGAAATAATACAGCTGCTTAGTCCCTTTGCGCCGTGCCAAAAACGCCTTGCGCCCTCTCACAACTACAACATCGCTGACTTCATCATCAAAGCGTCCCGACCATACCAGACCGCCCCTGACTTGAAGAACACCCTTTAACGGTGAAAACTCGACATTTAACGCCTCTTTGAGTTCGTTCTTAGGTAAGCTCTCATTCGGAACAGCGAGGTTCAATCCGCCGTCAAAGCCCGAATAAAAGACCCGCTGTGCATTACCGTGCTTATTGCTGAGTGTCGCCATTTTGCTGCGCCCCCATTCCAAGTAACGCTAAATCTTGCGATACGTTGTACTCATGTTTGTTAAGAGCGTAGATTACCGCCAGTGCGGTTATCTTCATGTACTGGTCATTATCATAAGGAAGCTGGTCATCTTCCCCGTAATCGCTTACATAAGGAAGACGGGCAAAGTACTTGACTTTCATATCCTCCGCATTGGTGTAGAGAGTTACTACTTTATTTTCAACGGAAGCGGGTATCTTGCCGCAAAACGCGATAAAGTCAGCTGGAATAGGCATTTGATCTATGAAGTTCATAGTCTTGACCAGCCTCAAATCCAATGCCGCCGCCTGCCTCTTAGAGTACTCATCTACCGCCCTGTCGAGATAGTTCAACAGTTCCTGCGTTCCTTCGGGTTCTTCGAGGTTGCCGCCCTCCGTGAAACCTACAGCCTGTTCATCACTCATTATCTTACGGAGCATTGCGAGCATTTCTTTTTGTGTCATAGCTTGCCTCCGAATATCTCTACCGGCCCTGTGTTCTCGAAATGAGACACCTCACGCGCCGCAAGAGAACTGACACAGACCTCTATGACCTGCATAGCTTTCACAAGGTCATCTTTATATGAAGCAACTGCAATGCTCACAATGTAGACGGATATAGACTGCGGAGCGTCAAGGAAGTCAGCTAATGCACTCACACGCGCAGGAGCATAGTAGTACTCAAACCCGTAAACGCCCTCTTTAATATAGATAGTATCTCCTACTATCCGATATTCTGTTTCGTCCATTATCGGGTAAGTTGCGGGGTCAACACGTCCTTCGTCCCCCATTGTAACTTGGTGAATTTTAATGAAGTCGGGCGGTAATAAGGTCTTGCCGCTCTCATCAACTACAAGCGTTATCTTCTTTAGTCCGACAGATACATACTGCTCTGCAAACCGCGAGTAAAGAAGCCACACCGCGCTATTAATCGCTTCGACAAGTTCAAAGTCTGAGACCGCCGCGCCCTGCATGTCGCCAAGCGCGTAACGCATAGAAGTTACTAACTGCTTAACAAGTATCATGCTAAAACCCTCCCGATGAACACCGCCAGTGCGGGAAACGCTGCAACAGCCTCCTTAAAGCCGCTTTATCATTGTTCCTTGAAAATGCTAAGTAATCAATGTCATAATTAGCCTCAAGCATGGCGGCCTCTTCAACAGGAATATTCGCAAGCAAACGTCCCTGCAGCTTCCCGTTCTCTTTAATAAAACCGTTTCCGGCTTGAACGCCCTGCCAATTCTCGCGCTCTATGTCGTCCGTGTTAAAGCGGTTAGTCAGCGTTATATCGTCGCCATGCTCTTTTAATTCCTGTCCTACTATCATTGCCGTCTCCTAATTAGTCGCCTGTGGTTTTGACTATGCCGTCTAAGTCTTCAATCTTGAAGTGTGCTTTTTCGGCTCTCATTTCAAGCGTCCATTCGCCGTTTACAATCCTGCGTCCCATGTCGCTGATTTTCGGCATGTCGCCCGTCTTGAAGTTACGTAAGAACGCCTTTTTGATATATTCAGGGCTTAACCCGTACATAATGTCGTTGGGCATAAATATGTCTACGAGACATTGAACTGTACCGAAATCGGTTTCAAGTACCGAAATAACCTGCTTTAATTTCGTGGTCTGGTTGCCGTCCATATATTTCGTATTGCCCGCTGTGAATGTTGAGATAACACGCTTGTTGCGCGGCGAGACTAACAATATTGTAGGTTTGCCGCCGCAAAGCCAGACCTGCTCTAAAGCGTTGTTGATAAGGTCGAATGTCAACGCTCTCGGTGTTCCGCCGTTACTTAAAACGTTGGTGATAATCCAGTAGGGCAGACCGCCGAAACGTCTAACGTCATTAATGGACGTTCCTAAGAACTTCGTATCCTGCTCAATTAATGCTTTCTCGCAGTCAAACGCAAGTTCTTTCATTTTCTTTTGCATTTGATACGCTAATTCCGACTGTACACCGTGATGTAATACGGCCTCCTGTGTGTCGGTAACCTGAATACCTCTGTGCATAATCTGAGTGTAATTATTCAGTCTGACACGCGGCTCGCCGTTCACCGTGAAATAGGTGTAACCTTCGGGCTGTGCGTTATCCTCTGCTTCTCCTAAGCTATCTTCCAACCATTCATGAATGGTCTGAGTAGCCTTAGTTCTTCCAATTCTCGAAAATAACGGCGTCTTATCAGGCGATATATTAGTAATAACATCGCTGATGTCCTCCTTATTTCCTACCGCTTCGTAAGTATTGCTTGCCATAAAAATCCTCTCCTTTTAATTAAACTAAGCCCATATCTATCAAGGCACGCGCTTGAGCGTCATCATCAAGCTGACTGAACTCACGCATGTTGTAAGTTCTGCGTCCGCCCGTGCTGCCGCCCTGCGTGCTTTCAAGTTTAGGGGGTTGTCTCTTAACTCTTGGTGTCTGTTTCACCTGTGCTGCCTGCTGCTGTGCTGCTGCCGTCTCATCTCTAAACATTCTGTACCACGTTTGAAGCTGCTGAATAACCGCCCTGCCTCCGTGCGTGCGTGCTATCTCATAAAGACCGGCCTGCACCTGCTCATTAGTCTTTCCGACTTTCTTAAGCGTCTGGCCGTACCACTTATCAAACGAGGCGAAATCGGGACTGCTTACAAGACGTGCATTGAAATCCCGAAGCTCGCTGAACTCCTGCGCCCGCTGCTGATACGAAGCCATATCGTAATTGCGCCGCTGGATTAACTCAGCTTTGGCGAGGTCAACGGCCGCTCTTTGCTCCGCGTCATATTCGGGGTCAAAGTCCATAGCGTCCGTAATGCCTAACTTCTCCATAGCGAGTTTATTAGCGTCTTCTACTAACTCTTTCGGCGTGTACGGTTTAGGAGCGTCCCCCAAAATAGGAGGCAAAGGAGCATTTTTTACCTCCGCTGCCTTCTGACGCGCTGTAAGCTGTGCTGAAACTGCGTCGTAGTAAGCCGCGATTTCTTTAGGAAGTCTCGCTCTGTCCCACTGTTCAAACGGGGTGGTTCTGAGTTCTTCGGGCGAATATAACCTTTGTGCGCCGTCAACGTTGCTTTCGGCGGCTGGGGGGTGCTCGTCATCTCCTCCGTCTGTACCTGCTTGGTCTCCATTTCCGCTGTCTTCTTTCTTACCGTAATCTCCGAAAAATCCGTCTCTGAATTTAACCTCGCCGTCGGACGTTAGACCTATTTCAGGCTCTTCCTGCGCGGGCTCATCTGCTGTTTCCGGCACGTCTTCGGGGAGCGCGGCAACTTCTTCATCTACGCTATTTTCCTGCGTCTGCTGCATTGTCTGTTCGTCCATCGACTAACACCTTCTCCTTAATTTCAACTTTGGTCTTTTCAAGTGTCTCAGCTGCTTTGCGTTCAAACATCTTAATGTCCTGCGGGGTCGGGAAATACTTTCCTAAATCAAAAACATTCTTCTTAATAATGTCCCATGCCCGCTCGTCAATTTCGTAACCTTTTTTAGGCATTTTATTCATCTCCTTTATCTTTCGTTAAAATATCTATTATTCTTTTCTTAAAACGCTCTCTCTGTTCCGGTGTTACGCCGATTTCTGCCATTCTTAGGAGCGCGGTTATCTCTTTGTCCGATATTTCCGTCTTCCATTTATATTTGAGCAACGTGTCTTCCGCCGTCCACATCAGTTATCTTGTAACTCCTTTTCTGCCATTTCGCCGAGCTGGATAAACGACTGCGCTGCATTCTCGAACTTCCTTAACAGTTCTAACCAACGCTTGTCAGACAACGCCTCATCAGCGGTCATCTCGGTGTTAATCTCCAGCTGGTAAATCACACTTGCCCGCTCCCTTAAGATAAAATCTCTCATGAACTCAAGCGCGATTTTTGCCTTACGCCCCTGCTCTGCGTCCTCTCGTAAACGCTGCTGATACTGCTGATATTCTTCGTCCATTGGTAACTCCTAAAAATAAAAGCCCTTAATTCAGGGCTTTTGAATTAAAGTTCGCTGATTGATATAAGCGCGGGTTTGCAGTTCGTGTCGATGTTGATAATCATCTTGACTAACCGCTTCTCCGCGCCAGGAGACATAATGCTCTGCAACGCGATAATGCAGTGATTAATGCCGTTTGCGACTTGACTTCCCGCGTAAGCTACCGGCATATACTCAGCACCGATAAGATTTTCCGTGATTGCGGTAAATGCACTCGCAACTTTCTGCGGCAAATTCGCGGATTTAACTTCGTCATAATTCCAACCGCCTAATAACATTGTTGAAACCTCCTGAAATTTAATATCGCCGGTTATGAGACTTGAACTCACACGATTACCGCCATACCTTGAACCGGCATGTGAAAGTTAGAAATAATCTAACTTTGATTTGCCTGCGGCTGCTGCATTGCACCGGCGGCCTGCTGAATACCCTGCGCTATTCCCTGCTGCGTAGCCATTTGTCCCTGTAACGTGGCAAGGCTCGCAAAGAACTGCTGCTTGATAATCTCAGGGTCTTGTACATAGCTCTCTGGGTCTCTTACTCCGCTGTCGCTTAATAGCCTCTGCGCCGCCTTAGCCCATTCACCAGGCGTTATTGCTCCTATCTGCATACCCGTAGGCGCAATCGCGCTCAGATAAAGCTGCATGTTATTAATCATCTGCTTCTTCTTCCCGACACCGACCTCTGTGTTTACGTCAATGTCGAACTCGCCGCTTAAATCATCAGGGCTTATCTGCAGCATGGTGTTCTGCAGTCTAACCACTTGCGGCTGGTCTATGTACTTCTGATTTAACTCAATCAGGAAACGCACCATTTCACCTACACCAGTCTCAGCAAATACTCTGATTATGTAGTCTATCCTTTGTGCACTCGCCTGTTGAAGCAGACTGATACCCGTCGCCGTCTTGTTCAAGCTCGAACCGTCCGTGCCTTGATTGTAGCGGGTTCTGCCCGTCCACTGCTCTAACGTGCCCTCGAAATACTCAAACAGCGGCATTGTCCACCCTGCAAGCGAGGCCTGCGGGAACGGCATAACCGACGCTTTAGGGTCGCCCGATTTGTTCTTGATATACTGGCGGTTCTCCTGTAAGTCCTTAAGGTCTATGCCCGTAGGATTTACAAACCACCGCAAGTTGTTCGTGTTGACCGTGTTCAGTATCAGCTGGCGCATTAACGCCGTCTTGCTGCTTTGGACTTCTCCGACTATCTCACTGAATGACAGATTAGCTAAGACCTTGAAAGCGTCCCTTATCGGCGACACCGTGAATATAGGAACACGCCCGTACGGGTTCTCCTCTACCCTCAACATCTCCTCGCCTACCATAGTAACTATCGCGTCTTCTAAAAGCCCGTCGCCGTTAATGTCTACTTTCACATAGCACTCGTAAAGTTCATACAGGTTTCTCGCGCTGTCGTCTTCCTTAAACCGCTGGTCTAACTCATCGTTTAACTCCGTCTCGAACGCAGAATAAATAACCCCGCTGCTCTCATCTGACACAGCACGCTCTACCGCCATTGGGTCGTAAACCCCCGCTGCGGCCTGCCTCCTCAAATGGTCAGCTGTTACATTCTGCTTGTGCGCCACGAAGTTAGCGTCGTTAAGCCCTTTAGCTTCGGGAGACCACCGCAAATCTGTTACCCTGATATTCTCTATCACAGGTTTGTTTACCTTTAACCGCCCTATCCTGTAGTAGACCTCTACATTGCCGTACATATCGGGCGGGCTTATTTCCGTAATCTCGCACCACTGGTCGGCCTGCAACATCATAAGCCGCGCAGGGTCAGCATACTCAAAATGCTCCTCGCCCCACTCCTCATCACGCTGCCACCATACTTTGACCGCTCCTAAGTTGTACTGAAATGCGTCCGTAAACCAGTCCCACAGAACTAAAAAGCCCTTGTTCTGCGTCATTAGCTGGAAATCTATCAGCTTCTTGAAGACCTCCGCTCTCGGTACGTCCTCGCTGCTCCGACCGACTATTACAAGCGCGTCATCGCTCCCGAAAAAAGCGTTCATTATGTTAGGGATAGCCCACTGCACCATTGCCCAAAAGTCATAACTCACAAAGTCAATCTGCGTCCCTAATTTGCTGAAACGCTTTTTGTAATAATCCTTGTCTGCTTCATATATCTGGTGGCGTGTCCTTAAGGTAGGCTCTATCTTTGAATTGAAAAAATTGTTGGCTCTCTTTATATCGTTTAGGATTGTGTTTTTAATCTTAACCTTGTCCAACCCTAAATCCCTATTATCGGGTTCCAATCTTCACTCAAACCCCCTCCCCTATTGTCGTATTCGTATGGACTGACCGCCATTTGTTCCATGTAGGCCAGCGCGTCTATCACGTCGTCATGCAGACCGTTAGGGTAAGCTAAAAGCTCCCCCTCTATCTTGTCTAACCATGACGCTCCGCTCCTAAACCACACCGTCCCTACTGCAAAGCGCGGTTGAATGTTATCTATCCTAATCTCTTTTTTCTTCTCCGCCTTAAGCGGCACTATCCTAAAGAACACACCCCGCAGGGGCATTTCCTTTTCAAGAAAGTACTGTAACGCCGCCTGATACGCGACGCTCTCTATTCCGACACTCAGCGGGTGCCACTTCTTAACCGCGTTAAATATCGCGTCTATCGTCATCGTAGGGTCGTACCGCCCGTACTCAACATCAAGCACAAACCAATGTCCGGCGGAATTAACACCGACCGTTACAATGGCCGAATAGTCAGCATTAACTTTCTGGCTTATCGCCAGGTCTACAGTCGTATAGATATTCAGCGTACTTAAATCCGGCTCTTTATCGTAGTACTTGAAATACTCTTTCTTGAATTTCTGACTGTCAGGGCTTAACGCTTGACACATCTTCTCCCGATACCATATGTCTATTTTCCCTAACTGCTCCCACTTCTCACGGTCGCGCTCAATCTCGGAAAGCGGCCACTTCGACGGCCACGCGGGCTTACCCTCCGCGTCCATTATCGGAATACGGATTGCCTCAAACTTCAACTGCTCCGCCGCGTTTATTACCTGCTCTATCATGCAACGCTCACCAAGATTGTTTCCAATCATGAAAATTCGCGTCTTCTTACCAAGAAAGTAAACATCGCTCAAAAACCAGTTCCAGTTGTTCTCGGTGGTAGTCTCGCTACGCGCGTCCTCATCGTCCTGCGGGTCGTCTATGATAACCAAATCCGGCCTCTTAGCACCCCACGACAAACCGCGCACTGTGCCGCCCTTGCCGTATGCCTCAATTCGGACTTTCGCGCCGTCCTTGTAAACGACCTCGTATGCGCCCCCGTTGTCCTCGATAACCTTAGCAACAAGACCGCTCATCTCGGGGGTCTGGTTGAACTCCCTCGTTACTTCCTGCAGCTTCTTGCTCGCCGTTGTCTGTGTAGCACAGATGATAACTAAGTAACTCCTGTGCTCCTGCGGGAACGTCAGCGCATGAAGCAGATTAGCCCTTATGACTATCTGTGTCTTAGCACTCTCACGAAACGCCTCAATCGCAAAGTTCTTGTCGCCATGAAGCAAAATATCGCTCCACTGGTAATGGAACGGCGCGGGCTCTACGTCGTCGTCGTCGGGAATGAATATCCTCCTAAAATCGATAAGCGAGTTCAGCGCACGGCTCTGCAGCTCTAACGCCTCTCGTATCTCGCTGTCGTCTATCTCAGACACTTCATTACTCGAAGTCGATAGCGAATGTGCTGTCTCTCTCGCCGCCGTCGTAATAATCGTCTCTTCTACATTCTCGCTCGTTGTCATCACGTTTTCTCTTCAACTCTTCCAAAATGACACTGCGTACTTTCAACTGAGTGTCATCTTCCTGCGTAACAGTCATATCTACACTCTCTCGCGGCTTACCGTAGACCCTGTTAAGGATAACCTCACACGTGCTCAGTACCACCTTAGGGTTCGCGCAGTCAAGCAGCTCTACCAGCTTCAATGCCACTTTCGGACACGCCGCTTTCAATATAGCCTTAACTTCCCTGTCCTCCTCCGTCATCTTCGGACGGCCTTTCGGGTTGCCGCACTGTCCAGGCTTCCATGAACCTGGCGTAGCACTCCTATCCTTTATTTCGGGGATTGCTGACATCTCTTTTCACCTCTTTCTTTACTCCAGATATAAAAAAGGAACGCCCTTCCCGACGTTCCCCAAAAAATCCTTTAAGCCGATTTCCACTTTTTAATTTTTAAGCAGGAGATAATCTTTAACTCATGAATAAAGTTATGTTTCAAAAATTTTTAGGTTCTCACACTACTCGAATGTAAAAATTATAACCCATTTTTCCAAAAAATGGGAAATTCCTAAAAATGAAAATACAGCCCCATTTTCTGAATAGGGGAGGTATAGCAGAATGGCGAGGTACTTATTTTTTCGCCTACGTATGTGGTGGGTCTTCGGGGCATGTGCATGGTTACGGGGCGGGGCGCGGGGCGCGCGGGCGGGGGCTGGCCGATGATAACTGATTTTAGGTGTATTTTTTCTATATTCTTTTGGTAAGCGGCTGGGAAGTCTTCCTATATATATGCGCGACACGGACGGGCAAGAGCGGCGACACGGGCGCGGGCGGACAGGTCTGACGGGGTCGAACTCACGCGGCGAGGGGAGCGGGTCAGGAAGTCGGGACATCGAGACCAGCTACCCCCCTTGACAAATTCCCTTTTGTGTGGTATAATTGACTTGCGTGAGCTGCAAAGCAAAACGCCCTCGCGAGGGAAAGCCCTCATCGAGGTAAAAGCAAATTGACTATTATATTAAGGAGGCTATTATAAATGTTTTCTAATAAGAAATCAAATTTCAGCTCTGAATATGTGGCAAGAAAGTTCACACCCGACTACGCGGCTCTTCTCGAAGCCCTCATCGCTCAGCAGAAGCACGAACAGCGCAAAGAAACCAAGTTTGAACTCGCAGCAGCTTTTATCCTCTTCACAGTCGGCGGTTCAATCGCGGCAGGCATAGCTCTCGCTATCGCAGTGTTCTTCTAAAGGAGGCAGTTATCATGGAATACGACAGCTCTTCTTGGAAAGAAACAGGCTACATCGCAATCAACAAAAAACGCGCCTGTCAGCGTAAGCGGAAATTCTGGAAAGTCGTTGACTTCCTCAAAGGACTTGCGTTCGCCGGAATGTTTTACTTAACGGTTTGCGCGGTAATCACGGGGCTTTATTACTAACTCCCCAATCTCCGCTCCTCCCTAACTCCTCAATTTTAATCTTATGGAGGTTCTAACCATGTTAAAGAACGTTAAAGCGGCATATAAAGCACTTTCCGAAGCTAACGAGTTAATCTCGAAAGCTCAAGCCTATATCGAAGACATCGACGTTACAAACGTTGAAGACGAAGTAATTTCAGAAAGTCTGACAGACTTATTAGGCGAAATATCGTCCTCTGCTCTTGATGAATTACTTGACGAGCTTGAATACTTCAAAGACTACTTAGAAAGTCAAGAATAGCGGTCGCTCCTAACTCCTCACTCGCGCACTTTATCACTTTAGCACACTAAAGCAAATAACTGTTCATAGAGTGTAACTACTATAGTTACATCGAATTATGAAAGGAGATATTAATCATGGAATTAAGGACATTGGATTTAACTTGCACCGACTACTGCAACGAATGTGTAAACAACTCCGTAACCGACGCACAAATAATGCTCAGCCGCTATACCGGAAGCTATCAAACTGTTGAAGACGCTATTAACATTGTCGCAATACAGAACACTCCGCGTTATGAAAGTTCACTTTATGACGCTGTCGAGTTTTTAGAGCCTTATGTTAATGCCGGAATACAATCCGGAGTAATCGGGATTGACACAGACACGTTTGAATTATCATCGGTCTTGCGTTCGGGTTTTATTCGTCTGATTGAAGAAAAATTATTTTTCAATCTTGAAAATATCATCTTCAACTATCTTTCAGAGGCCGCCAGTGCAAATTGGGACGTTAGTATTCTCGACAGAGGCACGCCGGAAAACGAAGAACTCGCTAATCAGCTTGAAGCTGAATTAATGAACGTAGCCAAAGAAGTTGCAAAATACTCATATACTTTCACGTTTTCCGACCTTGACGACAAAGTTTTTGAAATAGTCGCAACTATGCTTATTCATTGACGATTAGGGGACATTCTCCTAACTCCTCAGAAAGGAGAATGAAGCAATGTTTCATGAATACATCGCAATCGCGTTTAATCCCGAAACACATTCCCGCAAGAAGTACAGAGCAGGAAATCTTGAAGATTTAAGAGCCAAAGTCGAAGAATGGAAAATGCGCTATGCTCCTCAAGGCTATAGAGTTTTTGGAGAACATAACGCAGTTGAAGAGGAAAAAGAGAGGGGATAAAACCTCTCATTGTTTTAAGGAAGGAGTAAATCATGAAGAAGTTTGAAATCGGAAAAGAATATCTCTACATCGAACACGGACAAAAATCTACCCCAACCTATATTAATAATAAATGGGACTATGAGGCAATATCGCAAAGTGATAAAGTATGCCGCTTTATAGTTCTTGAACGCAATGAAGATAAAAACACCGTAACAGTTGCAGAATACAGATATAACTGTTATCAGCATAAAATGGAATATCAAAAGCCGCGAAAATACGAAATTAGGGACACTCCCAACAACTACGAATTTATCACGACATGGGACTGTAGGATAATCACAGCTGAAGACGTTGACGACTAAAAATAGCTTGCCGCTTTCTTGACAAGTTCGCACCGACGGTTATATAAAGTCCGTCGGTCTTTTTTTATTATCTCTGCTATTTCTTTCAAACTGTGCTTATCGGAATAAAACTCCCGCAATAAGATAATGAAATCCCTTGCCTTTTGAGAGTTATCCCGCTGTAAGTCTTCAATTAAACGCTTTACGGGCTTAATATCCCGCTCAAGCCGTGCTATTTTATGTTCTATTGATAAAACTTTTTCAACATAATTTAACACGGGATTATTAACGCCGTGATTATTCGCCGCTGATGAGTTATAACTTTGAGCGTGAATATCCCCGCCATGTTGTAATTCTTTTAATTCGTTCTGCAGTGTAACGAGTTTTTTAATATTCCCGCCGTATTGAAAAAGCCGCTTTTCTGTAAGTCTGAAAATGTCATTAGCTTTCATTCGATATTCCTTTCTGCCAAAAGACGTGCGTAGAACGCCCGTAAATGAATTTTAATTAAAGGGTTAAGGTAATTAATCCTTTTCTCTCAAAACGAGCCTTGTTTTTGCGATTTTGCCGTAAACGCGCTCAACGACTAATTTATCAATCTGAGTGTCGTCCTTGATAACTCCGGCGCGTGCTAAACAGTCTTGAATAGCCTTAACTCTGTTATCAATGTCCCAGCGTTTTTTATTCGAGGCAGTGAAAATCAAGTCTAATTCAGCACGTCCCGAATAAGGGGGTTTAGAGCCCCATAGACGCGAAAAAGCCCCCAAGACGTAATCTTGGTAGGCTTGACATTCTTCCGTGCGAAATACGCGGCCTCTGACGTTCATGTGCATGTGATTTACGGTCGGGGGGAGGCCGTCTAACTCTATGCTGAGGAGTTCGCCTCCGATGTGTTTGTCTAAGAGCTGGTCAGTCATGGCTTACTCCTCACTGCGTCTTTTTCTTCCCTCGTCCTCGCCTTCCTGACAAGCGAGAGCGAGGTGTTCTAAGACGAGGGAGTAGGCTTCCTCCGAATGGAGAGCGGGGTGTTTGTCTTCGCTTGTGTAGATACTGTCCCAGCCTACTAAGTCTTCGACAATCCATTTTAACCTGTCGTACACGCCGCCCCAGTTCCAGTTCATGGCGAGGTCATGTCCTAACCAGCGGAGGTAGGAGAGGCGGCTGTAGAAAAAGAAGTCCATGAGGTCGAAGTCTAAATCTTCGGGTGTCTCGAAGCGCATTTTCTGTCTGAGGTCTTCCTCTTTGTCCATATCCGCCATTGAGCAGGAATGGAGTGCGAGTTCCATATTTCCGCCGAGCCTCTGTGCTTTTGCGTTGAGGTAGTCTTTAACTTTTTTAATGCTGTCGTTCATGTTTTTTGCTCCTTTATTTTTTTATTCCGCCATATAGATAAACATTTCCAGCATGGCGGTAAAATTACTTACTTCTCTTTTTTACACTGACAGGAGGGGATATATATATAAATAATATATAAATATATATAAATACTATATATTAATTCGACAGGTAGGGTGTCGAATTGCCCGTCGAATACCCCCCTCGCCCGTCGAATAAAAGATAAACATTGTGATAGACAGTATTTATCCCTCATTCGACAGTATTCGACAGGCATTTTTACAGTGTACGTGTCGAATTAAATTCAGTTTTAATCAATATTTTTACCTTATTCGACAGGTAGCCCTTTCTCTGATGAAAATTACGCTAAAGAATATTCCGTGTTTTTTGTTGAGCCTCGTTTATTTAATTTCCCTGTTCTTACAAACTCTTGAAAAATCGTTTTTAATTGCCTTTCTGAGACGTTTCCCTCAATCTCGGATAAGACTATCTGCGAGGCTGTGAACCATTCGTCTTGTCTGAAAGTGTCGACTAAGTAGTTCCATACGGCGATACGGGAACTGCTCCCGCTACGGTCTTCGGGGGCGAGATTAGTCTCGATGACACTGTGCCCGTAGAGGTCTTCGCCTATCTTGTAGTTAAAGATATTGAACGCCTTAAACCAAGTTTTGAGCGGTCTGACCTGTAGGATTTTCTCTTCGGCGGATATAGGTTCAATGCCGATTATTAAGCTGACGAGGCGGTTAAAAACGCTTGACCCTATAACGTCGTCCTGATTGAGCATTAAAGCGCGTTCCTTTGAGGTGCGCTTGCGGCTGTGGTGGTTTAACACTATGGCGATATAGAGGTCGCGTGCTATGTCTGTAAGCAGTCTCATAATCGGTTTCATGTCAATCCCCTTATTCTCGTCTTTATCATGAAAAAATCCGAAAGTATCAAAGAAAACGATGTCGGGCTTGACCGAATAAATGATGTCTTTAATGTTCTCTATGCCCTGCGGATTATCAAGCATGAGGGGTATCCCGTTGCACTCATATTTATATTGGTCTGCGACGATAGCGTTATCGGGATTAACCGGCCACTTAAAAATCGCGCCGCGCCTCAATAGGAGTTCATAACCGGCTTCGGAGGCAAAGACTAAACACTTTCGGGGCGGTTCGTTTTCAGCTACGCCGTCAAAGAATGTCCCGCCTATGCTTAGGTCAGAGAGAGCCTTTTGCATGAAGACGGTTTTGCCTATACCTGACTGAGCGACGACGGAGGAGAGAAACCCGCGCGGGAATATTCCGCCGATGAACTCTTGAGGCGGTAACTTTATAGAGGGGTCTAACTTGCCTAAAAGCCCGATTACGTCTAAGTGTTTAAGATAGGCGGTGCGTTCCTTTTCGGGCATCATGAGGACGTTAATACCGCCGCGTCCCTCGAACATCGCCTTACGTGCCGCGTCGCTGCCGAACTTGAGCGCGTAGTCGTCCCAGTCGCTCCCCTCTGGGTCTTTCGGATTGAAGGGAGGAGCGACATAGCCCGTTATTAGTTTGGCGGCTAAAAGTTTTTTCGCTTCATCAATACCTGGATTAAAGCCGTGCTTGTTGAATGTAGCGAGGTCGTTATCGGCCATGAGGATAATCGGTCTGCCGCCGTAGCGTCCGCGCAACGCTGTGATGACCGCTTCGAGATTGTTGCAGCTGATAGCGGCCACGCATGGGAGGTCGGTCAACTGAAAGACTTTCGCGGTCGTAGCGTAGCCCTCACAGACGAAAATCGGTTTGCCGTCTCCCTCGCGTAGCATGTCGAGCCCGATAGAGTAGAAGTTGCCTTTGTAAGACGTTCCGTAAAAGAAGCGTTTTTGCCCGTCTCGGTCGATAGTCTGGACTGCCTTGAAGCTCCCCCCGATGTCGCGCAGCGGGATTAACAGGTGTCCTGTGGGGTTATCGAGGCGGACGCCTTCGTAGGCCTTAACGTCTTTGCGGTCGAGGTAGGCGTGCCATATTTCGCCGTTGAAAGACTTGTCGTAGAGCGCGTAAGCGTCCTCTACAGCTTGCTCCCGTTTCTTTTGTTCTTCTGCTTCACGTTCGGCGTGTTTTTTATTCCACTCCGTGCTGTCAAAATCCGCTTTCTTAAATCCTTTCATGCTCCACGTGTAGCGTGAGTTCGGGTTGCTCCAGTCTTGGATATAGGCGGCGGGAATACCGTCAGTGTGAATGACATACGCGCCGTTAGTAGAGCCGTTTTTATGCCCCTCAATCTGGTAGCGGTGGATACGGTCGTCTAAGATGAGCCATGTGTCGCGCTCACGCGCGGGGTACATACCCTTATCGCGCATGAACGCAAGCACTTCGTCTCTAATTTTTTCAGGGCTAAAGATATATTCCATAGATGATTAAGCCCCTTTCTTAGCATGGCGGACTAAAAGGGTATATCCATTACAGGCTGTCCGAAGCCGCCCTGCTGTTGTTGCTGATAGCCGCCTTGCTGACCCTGCTGTCCTTGACCGCTGCCGCCCTGCGCCGGTTTGGGCTTAAAGAGCGACACTCTGACGCTGTCTGCGCCTTCTTTAGCGTCAAGTCCTGCTGGGTTGAACGTGCGCTTAATCATGAGGGTCTCGTAGGTGTTGCCGTTTTGGTCGGTGTTCTGCCAGATTGCGCCGATGTTTTCCCATTTTGTTTTGTCGTTGCCTTGCTGGTCTTTGTATTTAGAGACCGCGACCATGCAGTCATAGAGTTTAGTTGCCATTAGTATTTTCCTCCGTTGTGATTATTCCAAGCTCGATAGCTTTGTTTATAGCGTCGCCATTGTCGTTTACATCAAGTTTGCGACGGATAATTCCTAAAGTTTTATAAGTTCCTATTAGTGATATTCCAACTGCTGAGGCAATCTCAGACGCTTTCAGACCTTTTGCGAGTAAACTTAATATCTGTTCTTGGTGTTTAGTTAAGGGACGTTGTAAACGTTTTTCATTCCATTGTTTTATCTCTTCTTCGTCCCAGACGTATATTTCTCCTATTTTCCCTAAAGGTGAGGGAAATTTTCCTTTTTTTAAGCGTTCGCAAATTGCCTGCCTTGAAATCCTGCAAATCTGAGTTGCCCCAGATAGTGAGATTAAACCGCGTACTCCCATGAATTACTCTCCTTTCATTCTTTCTTTATTGTCGAGCCTCAGCTTTTCGGCCTCAGCTGATTTCATACCAGCATTAGCTCTGATTTCCAAAGCCTTTGCGCTGATGTAGTCCGCGATAGCGTCTGCGAGAGTGATTAAAGCACAGCCCGCAGAAAAAAGCGATGATTATAGACATTGGTTAGTTCTCCGTTTCTTTGTTGTTCTTTATCCCGCGAAAGCTGTAGCCCAAATTGTTGTCTCCTAAGAGATGAGCGTCTAAATAGCGTTCTTCCACAAGCTGATTAAATCCCGTTGCAAAGTTGTCCTGTGGTACATCTGCCTCAAAGGCGGTACGTGTAGCAATAATTTTGAGCGAGGCGGCGATGTCTGCAAGGGTATTGTTTATTTCCCTGAGAATTAAATTGTTTATAATTTCCGGCGTTTGTTTAAGCGTAGTCATGATTTTCTCCTTTCATGATTTCCTCATGCGTATTCTGTAGTTCATTCCTTGCCTTTAAGCTGTAATAGGAAGCGAGGTTTTTGAGATATTGCGCGTTAGCTTCGATTTCGTGAGCCTTTGCGCTGATGTAGTCCGCGATAGCGTCTGCGAGAGTGATTAAAGCCATTCCGCAGAAAAACGATACAATTATTGTCATTATTTAAGCCTCCTCGCTATCCTTAAAAGAAGATAAGCTAATCCACCTGTGATAACGCTTGCACACCATGCTACTGGTTCTTGAATAAGCAGGTGTATTTGCATGATTAAACAAACACAGGATAAAGCAGTACCCAATATGACGACACAATACCAATCAAAATATTCCATTCTCACGCTCTCCTGTTCCAATCTTTTATAGCGTCTTCTTCATAGTCATATCCTGCTGTACTGATACCGCAATTTTTGCAAGCTACCATGAAAAGTGTTGTATTTTCATATTCATTTTCATAAACTTCAGCTTCCCCGCCGCAGAACGGGCAGGGTTTTAATTTCTCAGTCATGCTTGCGCCTCCACTTCGTACAACTGGGCGCGGCGGCGATTAAGCGGGCTAATCTTTCACTTTTGGGTGTGAACTCACTCATTTGTTACTCCTTTCTTGAATAAAAAGCCGGTAAGCCGAAACCTACCGGCAAGTCTTGTTAATACACGAACTCTCTCTGCGTGCTTTTTTGTGTGTCGAAAGAGTTTTTTATACAAACCCTTTCTAAAAAATTTATATAAAACATCTGTAATTAGCAGACGATTTATACCAGTGTCAACATCTCGCCCAGCCGCATTTCTTGCACCTGTAGCAGCCCTCATAGGGTATTACTTCGCCGCCGCAGACGGGGCAGGTGTGCTCATCATCAAGACGCCTTGTTCTTGCTTCATCTCTGCGACCATTTGCAGAAAGCGCGAATTTTTCTTCTTTTCTAAATCTTCCTTTGTACAGAGGCCGGTAACAAACGCCTCACGGGCGGCCATTTTCTGCTTTGTAAGTTCGAGGCGGTCAATCGTCTTAGCCTTCGGCATTGGCGGGCTCCTCCTGCGTGTCTGCTATTGCTTCATTTTCGCGGCGTTCAATGTCAGCTGTCAGTGCCTTCATTTCGTCTTCCGAGAAGTCAATCGCCAAAGTCTTGCCGTGAGTGATTGAGAGCATGATTTCCTTTGCCTGCTGCTGTTTGCCGTCGCAAACCGCTAAAAGACGCGACCATAGCTTAGCTAAAAGTTCCTTGCGCTGTCTTAAGTCAACGCCGCTTTCAAGCCACTGTTTAAGCGTCTCGCCTATCTGTTCCGACAGCTGGAACGTCTTACCGTCAAAAAGGCTTGTTCTGTCTTTGCTTACGGCGGCCATGTGGTTTTGACCTAAATCGAACACCACGCCGAACTCGTAGTCCATGCCCTCGCGCTGTACAGGGGCAAGACCTACCTTGCGGGGTTCTTTGCGTCCTTTGTCATTCTCTACGATGACATACTCAGTTTTGCTCCGCATGGTGGCTATAATGTGGCATGGGGAGTTAAGCATGGTCTCAATCAGCTTGTTATGCTGAGGGGTAACCTGCCGCCACGCTGTGTAGCTGTTCCCGCTTCTGCTTCCTGCGGCTATGTTGTCGACCTGCTCTAATAGGCCGCCCTCACCCGCCCAAGCGTGAGAGAGACTGTCTATTATGATGATGTCGTAACCGAGACTTTCAGCCTGCTTAATCCCCTCGATGTATTTGTCTATGGTGTAGGAGGCCCCGATTGCTCCCACGTCATAGTCAAAAAGGGTAGCGTAGAGGTCTCCTGAGCCGTTTTCCGTATCAAGGAGTACTGTTTTACCTCCGAGCCCCTTAGCGATTAAAAGAGCCCCGTATGTCTTGCCGCTTCCGGCTGCGCCGGTAATACCTAAACGTAATTTCGCCTTGCGTTTTTCTGCTTTCCTAAATTCCATGATTTAATCCTCCTGCTGTTCGTGCTCTAAAATTGTCTTCATAATGAAGTCCGCCATGTTTAAGGAAGCATCGAATACGTATTCAATGCTGGCGTTTTTGGTCATGAGATAGCAGTGTCCTTCCGTTTTGCCGTCGAGGTCGTTTACCTCTACGCTTACGAGATAAGTGTGTTTCGTTTTCTTCATGGCTGTGTCGTCCACTCGCTGATTTGGTCATTTAGAACTTGTATATAGCGGGTTCTGACCGTTGCGAGCGCGTCCCCTAATTCCCGCGTTAATTCTTCCGAAAAGTGCTTATCTTCATCGTTGAACCACTTGTCGCCGCTCCGCGATTTAACTTCCTCTAACATTCCGTCAAGCGAATACTCCATGTTGCGCCAGAACGCGGCGCGCCGTCTTAACTCACTCATTATTTAGTCCTCCTTAATAGTTCTCTTCTGCGTCGATATTTCTCTTCTGCTTCATAGACCGCCTTAAGCGTGTTGTATTCTTCCCGTGTGAAAAGGTACGACCCGCGCTCCTTGTTCGTTATCGAGACCGTTGACTTCCCGATTAGCTGTGCCGCGTAGCGTTTCGTAACCCCGACTTTCAGCCGCCATTGCCCTAACTTGCGCCCCTCCTCGACCGAGACCTGCTCTATGCGAGATTTATTCTTCGTAGGTTCTTTCCTTTCGGCGGTCTTAACTTGCGGCACAGCGGGTTGTTTTTTGGACGGCTTAATTTCTTCGCCTTGCTTTTCTGAGCGAGTTAGAAGAAATCTGATATAATTCTTCACAATTTCGTGTCGGGTACTTGTGTTGTGAAGTCCCCGCTCGATACTGCTCAGAGTATTCTCAGACATCTTCAACTTCTCGGCGGCTTCCTTGAGCGACAGTCCGCGCCTTTCACGGAGGCCGCGCAAGTCTTTCACTCTAATCAGCGTCATGTTCAAATCCCCATTCCTAACGCGACATAATCAAACGGCTCGCTTACGGGGTCGAGCACGCAGTCGTAGGGCTCGTAGGGCGTATCGTCCTCGTCGTCTTCTTCACAACCGCGCAATTCCTCTTCAAGTTCATCACGCCGCTTAAGCCAGTAGTTAAAACGTGCCTTTGCGGTCTGCCGTAAGTCGTCTAACCGATAGACAATGTCGCGTCCTGTCTCGCCGTCTTCCTTGTACTTCGTAATCAGTTCGTAGGGCAACCCCTCTATACCTCTGATAGTCTTTTCCAGATGGTCGATACGGTTTTCCCAAAAGCTAATCATTTTTTCAGCTTCGGCGTAGTCCTGTGCGAGTTGTTCTTCTTCGCTGATGTCGAAAACTTCGACTTCCTCAAAATCTTTAATTGTCTTCATGATAATTTCTCCTTTCTAATGTTTCCCCGATAAGTTAAGGCTGTTAAAATATCCGAGCCCGTTCCTAAAGTGAGTGCTGATAGTGCAAAATCCCCGCTCTATCTCCGTGTCGATGTCGTGAACATAAAGCAGTCTGTTGCGCAACGCCGTTTTCTTACGCAAGACAAGTTCGCGCTTGTCGTCCGCGTTCTTG